ATTCTTAGCGTGTCTCGCTTTAAATGATTTACGTCTAGCTTTCTCTGATGCTGTCTTAGGAGACTTACCTGCACCTGACACACCCTGCTGACCAAACCTTATAGTCTTAACCTTGTCACCTTCTTTAGCCACAACAACGTGTGACTTAGTAGGATGGTTTGGTGTACGCTTAGGTTTGTTAAACCCTGATACACCTGCTCTTTCTAGTCTACTGTCCTTTGCCATTGTATACCTCTAACAATTTAACTCTAACCTTTAAATCATGAAACTGTTCTAGCATTTCTTCTTTAAGTTCCTGTCTAGCAAAAGCATTACCAGGACTAGGAATGATCTGACCTTGTGGGTCCACTAACATCATCATGTTAGCTTGCAACAGTTGTATCTCACCTCTTAGATCATTGACGTTACTAATAACCCACCACATTGCTGCTAACATTACGGGTATAATGCCAGCAAGCAATGTAGCTAGATCAAAGTTTTTAGTCATCTGAAACTAAAGATTCCTTTAACAATTTAACAAAGGCTTGTTTGCCTACGTTAAGCTGGTCAAGATTAAACTGAGTTGAAGCTACCTTTCTATCCAGATCGGCAACATGGTTTACAAGTACCTTCTGTTCGTCAGTCATATCTTCAAAGTTATATTCAACATCATCAATGATAATAGGCTGTGTTTTTTTCTCTGCCATTTCATTTCCTTTCTAGTTAAGTTAAATTACCAGGGAACTCCTGATTCTTGTGTAGGTGCTTGTTGAGCAGCAATGTCATCAGTTAGTCTGGTTTCCATCGCTGTAACCTCATCAGCACCCATGCTGTCTTTAACCCACTGAATAACTGTTGCTTCAGTTAGGTCTGCATACGGTACAAAACTATCATCAGAAGCATCATACTCCAAGCCTACAGAGCCATAAACTCTAGCACTGTAATCTCCGTCTACTTCTGTTACATCCCAATGAACTGTAACGACACCGCCATCAGCAGTGTTGTGTTTCATATCTACTACTTTCCATGTTGCCATTTATATCTCCATTGGTTTGTACTGTTTTTGTATTTATGCTTGACAGTAATCCTAACTGTATAAAAAACCTCTTTTAAAATATTGTTGCTGTCACTTTCTGCGGAATTGCAAAGTTTTCCATATCATAAGGATTGTCAACAAGCCCAACAATGTTATAATCAGCTTTAACCACACCTGCTGCAACGTCAGCAGTACCTACATAATCAATTTCTTCATAATTTAATGGAGATTTCGTAGGATCGCTATCACAAACATTACCTCTACCTGCATAGGTAGTTTCACCTGCATACAAGATTGTTGGAGTATCGGTAGGTTCTCTATCTAGCGTTATCTTAACAAGAGCATCTTGTCCAGAAGGAATTTCAACACTTATAATAGTAATAGCACCACCTGAATCAGAAACAGTAAAACCTTTATTGGTTAAATCTACTCTATCAACGCTTGAACCGCTATTATCCCATATATTTTTAAATTGGATAGGGTAGTGCATAGCAGCGTAACCAATTACAATTTCCTTACCTCTCCACCACGCTTTTTCAATTCTTGGAATAAAGAAGTTACGTTTGTAAAGTAAGACCTCTTTTGCAGCTTGAGCGTGTTTTAAACCTTTAAACCTTGCACCATTAGCTGTTAAATGCTGGTCAGCCGTTGCATGAGTATTCTGACAAGCATAAGTAGGAACTGCTAAAACTAAATCGTCACGTTCAGTTTCTAATTCTAACATAGCGCTAGGTATATTCATAGCATCATCACTCCAGCGCTTGCCGTTTACATGTGCAACAGTTAAAGCTCTGTTATAGCCATCTTGCCCAAACACACCAACAGAAATATATGTATGTAAATCATCAAGATATTGAGCAAAACCAGTTTTATAAGTAGCTTTTGCTGTATTAGCATTAGTGTCAGCTTCACCATGACCCATTGATATTAAAGGCATACCTGATGAAAAAGAACCACTATCAGATAGACTTTTCATTACTGTTCCTGCATCTACAGCCCTTAAAAAATCATCACCAGTTATTAGCGAAATATCGGCTAACAAGGCTTGCCCTTTCGCTGCTACTGCACCAACCAAAGCTCTATCTGTTGATTCAGTTAAATTTTGCTGGAAATCATCAAAGAAATTTTTGAGCATATGACATTCTGAAACAACAGGACACTCGCCACTTAAAGACGTTGACCAACTATCTGCTGTCACATCTACAATTATCCCAACATTATCAGCCGTTGCAATAATAGGGTTAAACTGGTCTGTACCTATTGGGTCAAAAACATCAGCTTCGCCTACAGGACGTACACTATTACCCATCATTAAACTATTACTCAAAGCCGTTGTGGTTAAAACTGGAATTGTAGCTGAAGCAGAAAACTCTAAACTTTGTCCTAGCCCAAGAACCATCATTCTTTCTTTTGTTAATCCTAACAACCCAGTACGTTTTCTATTTCTTAATTCATTACCTGCATTTTTTGCAGTATTATTTAATATTTGCAAATCTTCATTATCAAAAGTAGCAAAAGCACCAGGTTTGGTTATAATTTGTTGTTCACTATCAGACAATTTAATTGCCCATACAGCAATTTGCTTAATCCAACCAAACATATAATTATTTCCTGCTTTTTGCCCAAATTCAATTTGCGTAGCTGTTGAAGGTAACGTAGAGCTTGTAGATTCAGAACTAAGAACGCCATTAACCGAACCAACTTGAGAACCATTAGACCAACCAACACAAGCTCTTGAAATAGAACCAGTTATTGTTTCAATATCATTTTCATCAAATACATCAACTGTACCATCAGTTATTTTTAAGTTTACCGTTCCACTGTTATCATCAAGCGCAGAAACAGTTATTGCATCATCAAGAGAGTCATCATTTATAGATATTAAACCAACATCAGGGATTGTATTTGTAGCACATTCAAACTCAACATAAACTGTACCTTGACTTTCATTGTACCAAGTAGAAGCCGAAACGTCATAGTCAAAATCATCAGCAGCCCTAGATACAGTAGTACCAGAAGTGTCGATAATTGAAGTTGCACCATAGCCTTGCTCAAGTTGAAAATTACCTGCAAGAACACCAGAACTACCATTACCAGTATAGCTGGCACTACCGTTAGCGTCAGTATCAGACATATATAATTGAATTCTAACAGCAGAACCAGCCGTTGAGGAAGTAGCGCATAAAGATATTCTATAAGCGTCAATAGCAGCGTGATAAACAATCTTAGCTTCGTGAATTACACCACCATTTGCTGTTGAGGTTCTTAACACTGTTCCATTAGCCAAGTCAAAATCTGCAAGTACAGAACCGTTTGCGGCTGTGCCAGAATCCGCATAAAGTTGAACAACACTTCTTCCGGCTGCTTTAACTATAGCGGATTGAGTCCAAACTAATGTAGGATCAGCAGTGATTACTTCACGAATAAACTTTGCGCCACTGCCAGCATTTTCTACCATCTTATCTAACGTCACTGCGCCAGCAGCATCAGTTCCTTGATTAGTGGTAATAGTGCAGTTAGCTTTTACCCACTGGGCGTTTGATAAATCCTGACTATATGGTAAAGAGTTAGTTCTAGCTGGCTCTTTTAACCAACCTCTAGCAGCTAGTGTAGTTGGGTCATAATCAAACCTAATATTTCCAGAACTTACGCTTTCTAATAAACCAACTGAGTTAATTCTGTTAGCAGCGTCAGCCCTTGCAAAATCTGACCCAGACGGATTACCTCCACCATCTGTTGCCTGAAAATACAGTGATGGTTGAGGCGTTATCATTTGTGTTACATTTTGATTGGTTATTGCTTGAGAAACTGATAGCGCTATTTGCGCTGCATTAACAGCATATTCAACATCTGTATCAACACCAGATAGCTTTTCTTGTTCTGCGTCAGTAAATGCGTTAGTATTTACGTTGCTTTCATAAGCAGTCTTTATTTCAGCAGCACTTTGGTCTGCAGTAGCAGATGCCTCAATACCATCTAGTTTAGTACCATCAGTAGCTACGTCTCTTCCATCTACAGTACCTGATACAGTAATGTTTCCTAATACATCTAATTTACTTGTAGGATTACTTGTACCAATACCTACGTTGCCAGCAGATGTGATGCGCATTTTTTCAGTAGAACTGGTATAGAAACGCATAAAGTCGCCATTATGCTCATACATAATACGACCAATACCGTTAGTATCTGAATCGCCAAAATAAATAGCACTGGTTCCTGTTGTATTTGCTATGTCTGCTCTAAAAATAGCGTCATTGCCAGCAGTAGAGCCACCAGTAATTTTTAGTGTTGTATTACCAGCCGAAGGTCTTGAAACATCTATTGCGTAAGTTGAATCTGAAGCTACTATTAAGCCAGCAAACGATGGACTATCTGTAGTAGCTACGCCTTGATCTAGTGCCTTAACAGATGCCTCACTGGTTAGCTCTGAATCCATCACAGCACCAGCAGCAGTTACATTAGTTGTATCTGTTACATCAGCACTTGTTTCTATGCCAGCTAGTTTTGTTTGTTCTGCATCAGTAAACGCATTAGTATCTGCATTGCTTTCGTATGCAGTTTTAATCTCACCAGCAGTTTGATCTGCTGTAGCACCTGTCTCTATACCGTCTAGCTTAGTGCCATCAGTAGCTACGTCTCTGCCGTCTACAGTTCCAGTTACAGCAATGTTTCCTGATACATCTAATTTTTCAGCAGGACTAGCAGTACCAATACCTACGTTACCTGCGCTTTCGATACGCATCTTTTCAGTAGAACTGGTATAGAAACGCATAAAGTCGCCATTATGCTCATACATAATACGACCAATACCGTTAGTATCCGTGTCTCCAAAATAAACAGCACTGGTTCCTGTTGTATTCCCTATGTCTGCTCTAAAAACAACATCGTTACCTGCAGAAGCTCCACCAGTAATTCTTGCTGTTGTATTACCAGCCGAAGGTCTTGAAACATCTATTGCGTAAGTTGAATCTGAAGCTACTGTTAAACCAGCAAACGATGGGCTGTCAGTAGAACCTAAACCAAGATTAGTTCTTGATGAGGCTACGTCAATAACATCAGATAAGTTATTAGCTGCAGCAAGTGCGCCAGACAAAGTAGCAAAAGTTACTTCCCATGCAGAGCCATTATAGACTTTCATGTCATTAGAAGTAGTATTAAAATATAATGCACCTGTTATTAAAAGATCATTATCATTATCAACAGTAGGATCTGTTGACTTAGCTCCCAAGTATCTATCATCAAAACCGTCATAAGAAGCTGCAGCAGATGCAGCAGAAGTTGATGCAGCAGAAGCACTAGCTGAAGCATTAGTTTCTGATGTAGAAGCATTAGCTTCACTAATAGCAGCAGCGTTTTTAGAAGTTAAAGCAGAGCTAGCAGAATTAGCTGCGTTGGTTTCTGATGTAGCTGCATTAGATTCTGAATCGGATGCGTTAGTTTCTGAATTAGCTGCATTAGCTTCTGAAGTAGAAGCAGCAAGAGCAGATGTAGCAGCGTTTGATTCTGAAGTAGCTGCAGCATCTTTTGAATTAATTGCAGTAGTTGCTGAGTTAGAAGCTGAAGTGGCAGAAGAGGCAGCAGCAGTAGCGGATGCTTCAGCTTCAGCAGCCTTTGTAGAAGCTACACTAGCTTCATTAGCAGCATCTGTAGTTGCGTCTCCTGGTCCTCCTGCTCCTCTAAATATCGCCATTATTTTTCCTTACTTAGTTGCAATGTACATCGTGACTTCAAAACCAAATCTCATTTCAGTGTATTCAGGCTTAGTCCACATAGTGTTTCCTTTGTCGTAGTTTAAGTAGTTCTTGTTTTTTGTGATTATCTAATTCACGCTTACGGCAGAAGTCTTGCCAAGTCATAACACCCTCCAATAAAGAAAGATGCGTTCCTTCGGTTTCCCTACTTCCGTCCTAATGGATGAACGACAATAATAAGACTCCCCAAGCCTTGTGAGCCTGGGGAGTTATCTGCTTAATTAAGCAGGAACAGCTAGAGCAACAGCAGAGCTATCACGCAACTCAGCTACACCGTAAAGCATATCTGATGTGAATAGCGTACCGAGGTACTCTTGCTTGTACTGGGTCTGTGAACGTACGCCCATCTGCTCAGCAAGAACAAAAGCGTCCTTGTGTGCAAGTAGACAGATACGGTCAGTACCAGAACTTCCAGCAGCCGTGTCAGCATTAGTTGATACATAGGCTGTTACACCGTATAGATCACCAATCATACCGTTACGGATTGTGTTTGCTGAACCAACATCACCAACAAACGCTTGCTCAGTGAATCTAGCTAGACCCATAAGAGTGTTACGAGTTGTTGGAGGAACGATCAAGCAACGATCAGTCATTGGTACGTCAGCATCATCGAGTCGCTGGATAGAACGTCTGATACCTGCATCAGCCAATGCAGCAGCATTAGAAGTTGTAGAGTTGTAGACTGTTGTACCGTTAGAACCAATGAATGCGTTAGTTGATGCAGCAGCAGTAGAGTACGCAGTACCTGTACCAACTGCTCGACCAAGCTGAATCAAGTCAGTATCAACTTGCTTAGCAAGAGCGTAACCAGCGTCATCAGTGTAGAACTTTCGTAGAGAGCTTAGAGCTTGTGTCTCAACGATGTCCTCAATCAAACGTGAGTACTCGTAGTGCTTGTTGATAAGAACCTGAATTTCTGTCTCAGTTGCTGCAATCAGTGTTACCTGACTTGAAGCTGCTTTAACAGATGCTGCTCCACGAGTAGGCTTCGGAATGTGAAGCGTATCGCCTTTTTTGCCTTTGAAAGACATCTTGCTGAACATATTAGCAGCAACAAGATTTTGCTTGTAAGCTGCAACAATTTCGTCACTCCAAATCTCTGGGATAAACTTATCCGCAGTGGTCTTGGTGACATGATTAGTACCTAGTGCCATTTTTTATTTCCTTTCAATTATTTGACACGTCCTTCCGCGTATGCAGCCATAATTTCATCTGACATAGCTTCGTAACGTGCGGGATCACGTAAACGTAAATTAATCAGATCAGCCCTTCGATAAGTTTTTCTTGATGACGGTGCAGGTGAACCAGTATCTACAGCAGCAGTTCGTAAACTCTGTTGTGTTCCTTTCTTTGATTCAGCAACTAACTCAGGATTAGAAGTTTCTTGTGGTTTACTTGGGTTCATCATGTTCCAAGTAGAAAGCAATTCAACAGCAGACTCATAATCAAACTGTGAATGAGCTTCAGTAAAAAGTCTAGTTCTTACTGGAGATGCTTTAATCCATTCAAAAAATCTAGGATCTTGTGTTACTTCATTAAAGTTAGGAAACTGTTCCATTAATCGCTGAGTTACCTGTTGTTGCTTCATTGACTGAGCTTGAAGCCTAGCCTCAGCAATAGCAGGATGTTGTTCTACAGCTTTATTAACAGCACTTACAGGGTCAGAAAAATAATCGACTTCTGTATCTTCTTCTTTTGGGGTTTCAACGGCTTTCTTTTCTTCGAGTTGTCGTTTCAAAAGTTCGTCAGCTAGTCTTCTAACTTCGCCAACTTCTTGAGCTTGTTTACCAATTAACTTTTCAGCTTCTTGGTGCATCTTAACAATGTCTTCAACAGACTTGCCTTGATACTTGTCAGGTATAACAACTTCAGGTTTTTCCTCTGCAGTAGGTTCTTCTACTGCTTCTGGTTCCTGTTGTTCGTCTTGACCTAACTCTTCAACATTATTAAACTCAATCTCTTCCTCTAACGGTTCTTCAAATTTAGCCATATAGTCTCCTGTCACGTTTGTGATTTTAGGAATTAAAAAATATCACCAGACGCTAACCCTCTCTGCGCTTGTTGGCGATTCTTGTTGCTTCTTCGTGCTTCCTAGCCCAAGCATCGGCAGCAGTCGGGAAGTCTCCAGTGACTCCTTCTAGTGCAATGCGTGGTGCTGAGATAACTCGAAGTGACATACACTGACAAGTAGGACACTCAATAGCGTTTACCTCCTCATCAATATAACTCTCAGTAGTGTGACCTTCGCCACACTTAAATTCAAAGATTCTCTTCATTGTTCAGTTGCTCCCAGGCTTCCTCAGAAAGTTTCTTGAGAGTTCTAATCCAATGTAGAACATCTAACTGTCCTTTACGAAAGTTTAAATCTTCAAGGCTTTGTGTAGCCATCAGATTATTTCTTTCGTCAATCATTACTTCAACGTCTGCCAACAAATCTTTGTAACCTTTTGTTGACATCATCTCGAATCTTGCTTCATAATACTCTTGGAGTTCTTTATCCAAACTGGAGTTCTCCTATAATGGTTTTAATAGTGCTCCGACTATAACATATTTTTAGCTTTATGTCAAGCGTTATTTTGTTGCATTGCTACTATTTTTTCATTAGAATCTATATCTCTTTCTTTTAGTAATACTTCAGCAGTCTTAACACGTTTATCAAACTCATTCTTATCACGAGTGTTAATGTTAGCTGTTAGTGTTCTAATCAAATCAATCTTAGCTTTATCATCAAGTAACGCTGTTTCAGCTATAATCTTTTGTGCTCTAGCTTGTGCTTCTTGTGCATCAGCAGCAGACTCTTGCGCCCTAGCGTTTAGCTCGTTAGCCTGAGCCTGTACTAGACCCATCTGTAGTTGAGCTTGTTGTTGTTGCATTTCTTGAGCCTGTGGATCAGGTTGAGACATTTGATCTAACTGCATCATTAGCTGTTCTTTGTTTAACAAACTAGAAGTAGCAATAATACTTCTTAACAACACAGGAACAATAGGTGAGTTAGGTCCAAGCGTTTGCATCAAACCAATAAGCTGTTGCTGTTCGTGTTCTTTAGCAATAGCACCAATAGAAGACAACGTAGTAAACTTAAAGTCTTGCATTGGGTAACGGTCAGGATCAAACTGCATATAACGATACGCAACCTTCTTGACCATAGGTATGATGAAGTCATCCTGAAACGATGCCATTGCCACACGATTCTTCTTGACAATAGCAGACATAGCTAACGACATACCCATACCGTTGTTTTGCCCTCCTCCTGCTGCACTCTTGACCAACTCTGCCGAGTCTAGTGTGCCTGTTGCTTGCAGCAGCATTGCTTCAAAACCTTTTGCTGTTTCATAGTTAGAAGCATCCGTACTTCCGAATTTAAACGGTTGTAAGATTTCTGCAGGGTTTCCATTAGTTAGGATGTTTTTACCAGGTCTAACCTCAAACTTCATACCTCTCGGTAATCTTGTTGCATCAATACCCATCATAGGCGCAGTAGTTAACGCCAGAGAGTCCAT